GCCTCGGTACTATCTCGTTGCCGTCAATTGGTGGCGGTGGCAGTAGCACGGCTGTGACGGTTGATACGCGTACGGCTGATCGTATGGCTCGAGAGGCAGGCGCGTCAATACCTATCCCGTCAGCAATCGTCACAGGCGGTATCGGCGGCGGCGCTGGCGGCGGTGGTAGCGCTGGTAGCGCTGGTGGCGGTAGCGGCGGTAGCATGGTATCAATCGGCGGCGGTGCAGGTATCACAAACGCGTTTACACCTATCGGCATGGCTGAACGTATCGCGGCACGTGAAAGCAACGTAACAATAAACGTGACGGGCGGTATGTCGACTAGCGCCGAAATCGGGCAGAGCGTGTTAAACAGTTTGCTGGCATACCAGCGCACTAACGGCCCACTTGATTTAATGATTGCGGAATAATGGCAGGCGTATCGGTTGTCGCTAGTGGCAACTATGACCTAGAGATTGACACGGGGTTTGTTCAAAACGCATTTTTGCTTGACAACGCAACAGCAGGCGTACTCGACAACACAACATACGTGCTTGACGGTACGACGGATTTTGCGAGTGTGCTTGACGGCATAACCCAAGTCAACGTGCGGCGCGGCCGTCGCGATCAGGGCGACCAATTTAGTGCTAGCACAATGTCGTTTACCATGCTTGATACTGACGGTATTTTTATGCCGTTTGACGAGGACAGCCCGTACTACAACACAGCCGAGGCTAAGCCGGGTTTAGCGCCTATGCGTCGAGTGCAGTTGTCGCGGTACAGCGCAACCAACGTAAAAGAATATTTATTTAAGGGCGTGATCGTTAATTTTGACTACGACTTTGCGTTGGGCGGTTTAGATACGGTTACCGTGTATTGTGCTGACGATTTTTATTTGTTGGCACAAACATATTTAGACGATTTTAACGTGAGCGAACAGTTGTCTAGCGCTCGATTGTCGGCGGTGCTTAATCGACCTGAGGTTGATTTCCCGTTGGCGACCCGTGACATATCGACTGGCACACAAACGCTCGGCGGCGCGGCGGCGTTCACCATTGACAACGGCACAAACGTGTTGGGTTATTGCTCACGTATTAACGAGGCTGAGCAGGGCAGATTATTTATGTCGCGTGACGGCGACCTAACATTTCAACCGCGTATCGGTACAACGCTTGACCCAGCGATAGCCGACTTTCACGACGACGGCACAAACATACCGTACAACGGGCTAGGCATAACATTCGAAGCAGACCAAGTTGTTAACCGTGCAGTCGTACAAATACTCGGTAACAATAACCCACAGGTCGCAGACGACACAGGCAGCCAAGCAACCTACTTCATACAGACGTACTCGATTACCGACAGTTTGTTGCACGACAACAGCGCCGCACTAGACCTAGCCACGTACCTACTTGACCCAAACCCTGAGCCACGTTTTACGTCGCTGAACACGGCGTTTGCCATGCTGACGAGCGCCCAACGCGACACCGTAGCCGTGATCGACATTGGCGACACGATCACGATTGAGAAATCGTTTACCCCCGGCACAAACCCAGCGTCATTAGCCCAAGAACTAAGCGTTGAAGGCATAGAGCATTCAATCAACGTAAACAACGGGCATATTGTCACCTATTACACGTCGCCAACCACGATCGTTTATGAGCTGATACTTGACGACCCGACGTTTGGTATCATCAGCGCTGACAACGCGTTAGGTTAAAGTAGGCAACATGGCAACACGTCAAGATTTCACAGCAGGCCAAATTTTGACGGCCGCACAAATGGATGCGGTAGCGACCGCAATGATTGCGTTAAACGCGCAAACTGGCACGACTTATACAGCGGTTTTGGCTGACGACGGCAAACTTGTTACTTGCGATAACGGGTCGCCAATCGCGTTGACTATTCCGCCAAATTCGAGTGTTGCGTTTGGTATTGGTACACAAATTAACATTATGCAACTTGGCGCTGGTCAGGTGACTATCACGGCAGGTGCAGGTGTGACACTTCGAAGCGCTGGCAGTAAATTAAAAACTGGCGCACAATACGCAGTTGCAACTTGCGCAAAGATTGCGTCAGATACTTGGGTCGTTGTCGGCAATTTGTCGGCATAGGTCATGCAAATTCTTGCGTTTGGCGGCGCTAGTCCACCTACAGCAGTTGACTATCTTGTTGTTGCTGGTGGCGGCGGTGGTGGTTACTATGTCGGCGGTGGTGGTGGCTCTGGTGGATATCGAGCGACAACTAGCGAAGGTTCTGGCGGTGGCGGCGCGGCTGAAAGTGCGTTATCGGTAACAGCTGGTGTTGCGTTAACTGTCACGGTCGGTGCTGGTGGGGCAGGTGCAATAATTCAAAACGGCCCATGGGTGAACGCCACAAACGGTAGCAATTCTGTTTTTAGCACGATTACCAGCACAGGTGGCGGTGGTGGTGGTACGCACACGCAAACATCAAACAATGCAGGTGGCGGTGGGGCAGACGCACAAACTGGTGGCACAGGTACTACAAATCAAAATTATGCAGGCGGTGATGGCTCAAATGCTGGTGACGATAATAGTGAAGGCGGTGGCGGTGGCGGTGGCGCAGGAAGTGTTGGCGCTAATTCTGTAGTTTTAACAAGTGCAGGCAATGGCGGTTCAGGTTTAACATCAGCGATTGATAGTGTCGCGCGCGGTGGCGGTGGCGGTGGCGGTGCGGGGTCACTTGTTGCAACTGCTGGTAGTGCAACTGCTGGTGGCGGTAACGGTGGATTGAGTGGTGTAAATGGAAGTAACGCAACAGCAAACAAAGGTGGTGGTGGCGGCGCATCTGGCCAAAACGCAGGCGCAACAGTTACAGCATGTGGCAATGGTGGCAGCGGTATTGTGTTAATTCGATACGCAGATAGTTTTGCACTTGCAGCAGCAACAACAGGATCACCGACACAAACGACAACAGGTGGCTTTCATATTTATACTTTTGCTGGTAGCGGAAGCATCACATTTTGATGGCACACTTTGCAGAAATACTTGACAGCGTTGTGCAGCGTGTAATTGTTGTGCACGATAACGAGGAAGCAAACGGCGCACAATTTTGCCACGATCTACTTGGCGGCGAATGGTTGCAAACAAGTTACAACGGCACAATACGCAAACAATTTGCAGGCATAGGTTTTACCTACGATCACATACGCGACGAATTTGTTGCACCGCAACCATTCGAGTCATGGACTCTTGACGAAAATAATGATTGGCAACCACCAACGCCAAGACCTGACGGTGACTATTACTGGAACGAAGCAACACAGACATGGTTATTGTCAGAGCAGTCATAGCATTAATGTTGTTAATGTCATGCGAAACAACACGCGACAACACACAACAAGAAAAAGCACGTACACGCAACGTCATTTGCAACGTGCCTGACAGATGCGGTATGACCCCATGAGCCGTTACAGATACAGCGCCAACGAACTACATGCACGTATGGTCGTAACCGTAGGCGTACTACTAGCAATCGTGTTCAGCCTGATCGTGCTAGGCATGATTTGGGGTCTGCTATTCGTATCGCAACCACTCGAGCAATCACCAAACGACGCAGCGTTTATAGATTTAATGTCAACTATTGTCGTGTTTTTGACCGGCACGTTGTCGGGTCTTGTTGCGTCAAACGGCATCAAAAACAGACCAACTAATGACTAAACCTTACATAATTAACAAACAGCCAGTCGTTACGTCAGCGCTGGCAGGCATGGCTAAATGGGTTGAGTTGTGTTGCAAACACTCTGACGGCAGTTTGTGGAATAACGGCATTTGGGTTAATCGTGACATGCGCGGCAAACCCGGCATTATTAGCAACCATGCTCGAGGACTGGCAACAGACGTTTCGTACCGTTGGCAAGCACAACAAAAACGTGGCAGACAAGACGGCCGCAAAATATCGCTCGATTATCTAAACAAACTTTTGTTAAACGCCGACACGCTCGGCATACAACTTGTGATTGACTACGCGCAATCACGCAGTTGGCGTTGCGATCGTGGCACATGGCAAATCGGCAAATTTGACGCAGGCGACTGGTATCACATAGAGGTCGAGCCACGCTTAGCAAACGACGTAGAGGCTACAAAACAGGCATTTCAAGCGGTATTTGGGGCATCACCAAAAACAGCACCAACGGTCTTATAGGCTGGTTGATCTACCGAGAAAGTAGGTCAACTATGACACTCTTAACCAAACTTGCCGTATCGCTATTTATCAGCGTCACGTCAATATTTGTATTACACAAACCCCCAGCACCAACACCGGCAGAAACCCAACCAGCGCCAATAACCGTTTGGCAAGGTTTAGAGCCAGCGTCGCCACTACCTATTACAACGCTGGCAACTACGCCTATAACGCAACCTGACGCGTGTCAGACCGTGTTTAACATGGCTCGACAGGTCGGCTGGCCTGAACACGAGCTGACGCAATTGGTCGCGGTTGCTTATCGTGAGTCGCGTTGCCAACCTGACGCGTTTAACGCAACCGACCCAAACGGCGGCAGCGCAGGCGTTATGCAGATCAACTATTTTTGGTGCAAACCGTCACGCTATTACGCCAACGGCTATTTGCAGGCGTACGGCCTAATACGCATTTGCGATGACTTGTTTGATTTAGAAAACAATTTGCGATCAGCGCTGGCTATCTACCGTTACTCAAATGGGTGGCGCGCATGGTCACTCTGAAACATTTAATGATTGCGACAACGCTGACCGCGTACACCTATGTGCTACTTTATTTCACCACACGACGAAAGGCCAAAGATGACCGAGAACATCGACCCAAGAACTGACCCACAGTTCAAAGCACTAATGCAAGTAATGAACGATATTACA